ACGAGGTTATCAGGTACCTAAACGCCTGTGCCGATGAGGCTTTTGTTGAAAGCGTTTTGGAGTGTATCAATGACGGCGTGGAGTTCGGCGAGGACGAGATTAGGGAGGTGGAGTGATGGCGAAGTACATTGACCAGTCCGTAGCAATTGCGCGGCTGACCCATATAGAAGTGACAAAGCCCACGGCTACTATGACGGATGCCAAACGTGCGCTTGCGGATATGTTTCCGGCCGATGTGGCGTCGGTGGTGCATGGTCGGTGGGTTCACCATGATGACGGCGTAGTTACTTGCAGTGAATGCGGAAACGCAGAATCCAGTGAAAGCTACTATTGCAGGTATTGCGGGGCGAAGATGGATCTGTAAGAAACCGGCACAAATGAAAATACGATGGGAAAAGGACACGCTTGACACCGAGGAATGAAAGGCAGGTGGGGCGCATGGCAAGCGGGAGCTATCGGCAGGTTTATGTGGTGTGCCCCTACTATGTGACGGATAACGGCAGGGACAGGATCGTATGCGAGGGGCTGACCTCCGGCGGGCAGAACCAGACCTTTTACCAGAAGCGGCAGGACTACGCCTTGCAGATGGAGCTGTTCTGCTGCGCTGACTACTGGCGATGCGAGATATGCGCCGCGCTGGATGCCAAATACCGGGAAGATGACAATACGTAGAGGGATGGGCTATGTGCCCGTCCCTTTGCTTTTTGTGGTGGGATAGAAATTGCCATTTGCGGTTTGGTAACATGGTAAAAACGCAGTGTGCATTGAGAGGTGGTGACGAGTGGCCAATGAGAAAAACCTTATTCCGCATCAGTTTACATCAGACCAAAACCGTGAAGAAGCCGCGAAAAACGGCAGGCTGGGCGGGAAAGCGTCCGGGGCTGCGCGGCGCCGAAAAAGAAGCCTGAAGGAAGCGGCTGACCTGTATCTGTCTCTCCCCGTGGAGGATAAGCGGCGCTGGAACAAACTGGCCCGCCGGTATCTGGACGCGGAGGAGATCGACAACCAGATGGCCATGATCGTGGCGCTGTGGGACGGGGCCATGTCCGGTGACGCGCGGTCGGCCAAGGTGCTGATCGACCTGATCGGCGCGGAGGGCGAGGAGCAGAGCGGCGGCGAGACGCTGGAGATCACGGGGCTGCCGGAGGAGTACAAGCGATGATACTGGATATGTCTCAGATCAGCGACAAGCAGGACGCTTTCCTGCGGGACGGACACCGGCATGTGGCCTATGGCGGGGCACGGGGCGGCGGCAAGAGCTGGGCCGTGCGCACCAAGGCCAAAATACTGGCCTGCGAGTATCCCGGCATTAAGCTGCTGATCGTGCGAAAAACCTACCGGGAGCTGGCCAACAACCACATTGACGTGCTGCGACCGGAGCTGCACGGCATTGCCAAATACAACAAGTCCGACAAGGTGTTCACCTTCCGCAACGGCTCCACGCTGGCCTTCGGCTACTGCGCCACGGACAGCGACCTAATGCAGTACCAGGGCGCGGAGTATGACGTGATCTTTCTGGACGAGGCGGGGCAGCTGCAAGAGGACTGGATCAAGAAGATCAACGCCTGTGTGCGCGGCACCAACGGCTTTCCCAAGCGCACCTACTACACGCTGAATCCCGGCGGGCCTGCCCACGGGTATTTCAAGCGGCTGTTTGTGGACAGGCGCTTCGAGGACGGGGAAAGGCCGGAGAATTACAGCTTCATTCAGGCCCTTGTCACCGACAACAAGGCGCTGATGGCAACTCAGCCGGACTACATCACGGAGCTGGAGAACCTGCCGCCCAAGCTGCGGGAAGCGTGGCTGTACGGCAGCTGGGATATCTTCGAGGGGCAGTTCTTCGAGGACTTCCGGCCTGACCCGCCGGTCAAGCTGGCCAAGGACTTGGGCACCACGGTGGAGGAGCTGCGGAAGCAGCACAGATGGTGCCATGTGATAGAGCCCTTTGAGCCGCCCCGTGGGTGGAACATCATGCGCAGCTACGACTTCGGCTATGGCAAGCCCTTTTCCGTTGGGTACTGGGCGGTGGACTATGACGGCGTGCTGTACCGGATCATGGAGATATACGGCTGCACCGCTACGCCCAACGAGGGCGTGAAGTGGTCGCCGGACGAGCAGTTCCGCCGCATGGCAGAGCTGGAGCGCAGTCATCCGTGGCTCAAGGGACGGGAGATCGTGGACAGTGTGGCAGACCCGGCCATCTGGGACGCTTCACGGGGTGAGAGCATCGCCGAGACCGCCATGCGGTACGGTATCTATTTCTCCCCCGGCGACAACCAGCGTATTCCCGGCTGGATGCAGGTACATTACCGGATGCAGTTCGACGAGAACGGCTATGCCCGGATGTATGTATTCGACTGCTGCAAGGCGTTTATCCGCACCATCCCGCTGATGATGTACTCCGAGACCAAGCCGGAGGACTTGGACACCGATCTGGAGGATCATGTGGCCGACGAGGTGCGGTATATGTGCATGTCACGGCCCATCAAGCCGGTGGTGCCGGTGAAACCGAGGATCATACTCAGCGACCCGCTGGATATGTTCAAGAGGCGATAGGAGGAACATATGGAAGAAACCAAGACAATGGAAGCTCCGCAGGCGGCGGCCATCGGGGCAGAGCAGGTGAAGAAGCTGACGGCGGTCTTGCAGAAGTACAAGACCGGGAAGAAGCGCACGGAGCAGCGGATCGTGGCCAGTGAAAACTGGTGGAAGCTGCGCAACGACGCCGAGGAGAGCGGCGACAGCCTGACCATGGCCAAGGAGGGCTTCAAGAGCGCGTCGGGCTGGCTGCACAACGTGATCGTCAGCAAGCACGCCGACGCCATGGAGGCGTACCCCGAGCCCAACATCCTGCCACGCGAGGAGGACGACCGGGCCGAGGCCCACATCCTGACGGCCATTATCCCCTGTGTGCTGGAGCAGAATCAGTTTGAAAAGACCTATTCCGACGTGGCGTGGCAGAAGATCAAGAGCGGCACCGGCGTGTACAAGGTGGTGTGGGACAAGGGCAAGCTCAATGGGCTGGGCGACATTACCATCAGCAAGGTGAACCTGCTGAACCTGTACTGGGAGCCGGGGATCACCGATATCCAGCGCAGCCGGTACTTCTTCCATACGGAGCTGATGGACAAGGATCTGCTGGAGGAGCAGTATCCGGAGCAGCTGAAGGGGAAGCTGACAGGGCAAAGCTTCCTGTCTACCCGCTTCCTCTACGATGACACGGTGTCCACCGACGGTAAGGTGACGGTGGTGGAGTGCTACTACCACAAGTATGTGCAGGGCCGGAAAACGGTGCAGTACGTGAAGTACGTCAACGAGCAGGTGATCTTCGCCACGGAGAACGATCCGGCGCTGGCCCGGCGGGGACTTTATGACCACGCCATGTATCCCTATGTGTTCGACGCGCTGTTCCCCATTGAGGGCAGTCCCTGCGGCTACGGCTTTGTGGATATCTGCCGCAATCCTCAGACGTGCATCGACCTGCTGAACACCAGCTTCGTCAAGAACGCCATGGCGGGTGCTACGCCCCGGTATTTCAAGCGGCAGGACGGCGGCGTCAATGAGAAGGAATTCCTTGACCTGACCAAGAGCATCGTCAACGTAAACGGCAATCTGGGGGAGGACAGTCTGCGGCAGATACCGTTCCAGCCGTTGGACGGCGTGTATGTCAACTACCTCGACCGGATCATTCAGGAGCTGCGGGAGACCAGCGGCAACACGGAGACGGCCACCGGCTCCACCAGCAGCGGCGTGACAGCGGCCAGCGCCATCGCCGCCTTGCAGGAGGCCAGCGGCAAGGGCAGCCGGGACAGCAGTCTGTCCGCCTACCGGGCGTACACGGAGCTGGTGAACCTGAGCATTGAGCTGATCCGCCAGTTCTACGACATGCCCCGGAAGTTCCGCATTGTGGGACAGTACGGCATGCAGCAGTACATTACCTATGACAACAGCGGTCTCAAGCCCCAGGCGCAGCTCTCCATGGTGGAGGGTATGGGAGACAGGCTGCCGGTGTTCGATATCAAGGTCAGCGCCCAGAAGAAGAACGTGTACACCAAGGTGAGCCAGAACGAGCTGGCCCTGCAATTCTTCCAGATGGGCTTCTTCAATCCGCAGCTGACGGATCAGGCGCTGATGTGCCTTGACATGATGGAGTTCGACGGCAAGGACGGCGTGATGCAGAAGGTGAGCCAGAGCGGCACTATGTTCCAGAAGCTGATCCAGTACATGCAGTTGTCCTTGCAGCTGGCGGCAAAGGCCGCGCCGGAGATGGTGCAGGGGTTGAGCAATGACATCATGCAGACTATGGGCGTGACGCCCACGGCCGGCGGTGCGGCGGCCGTGACCACAGAGACCGACGCAGAGAAGGAGCCTGCCATTGTGGAGAACGCCAGAGCACGCAGCAACGACAGCGCCCAGCCGGACGGCGGGGCCGTGACAGGGAGGGCAAAGGATAAATGATCGATGTGACCTATGACCGGAAACGGCTGATCCTGAAGGTAAAGGGCCATGCTCACAGCGGCGAGGCGGGCCATGATCTGGTGTGCGCCGCCGCCAGCATTCTGGTGTATACACTGGCGGCCAATGTGACGGAGCTGTGCGCCGACCGGCGGAGAGTGCGGCGGCCTGTGCTGGAGATCAAGGAGGGAAACGCCACCATTTCCTGTGCGCCGGTGCACGGCATGCAGGCGGTGACAACGCTGGTGTTTGATACTGTGTGCGCGGGCTTTGACGTTTTGCAGCAGCAGTATCCGAAAAATCTGACGTATCGGGTGATTTAGTGGTGGGATAGAGATTCCTGTGGGCAATGGTGTAAGCTATACTTGCCTTTCATTTTCACCTCCTTTCTATGGCCGCCTGCCGGTGGGCGGCATCAGTACACCGGCACCTCTATGCGGGCAAATGTTCCAAGGCGGCGACGCGGTCTCCAAAACCGTGTGTGGTGGGTTCGATTCCCAACTGTCCGCGCCATACTCCATCGACTCGCCGGTCGTAAGCGGCAGATTTTCAGGAGGAAAACGCATGGAAAAGTATTTCAAGTGGCTGGGCTTGCAGCTGTTCGCCGAGGGCGGCGACGGCGGCGAGGGTGCGGCTGCGACACCGGGCGAAACTGCTCCCGACGCCGGGGAGACGCGCTTGCGGGAGCTGGGTGTGCCCGAAAGCGTGCTGGCAAAACGGGCGAAACGGGCCAAAGCAGCCCCTGCGCCGCGCATGGAACAGCCTGCCCCCAAGCAGGAGGCCGCGCAGCAGGAGCAGCAGCCCACCGATCAGCAGGACGCCGCTGCCGAGAATCCCGCACCCGAGGGAGACAATGCAGCCCCGGCCCGGATGAGCTGGGACGAGATCATGGCAGACCCGGAGTACAACAAGCAGATGCAGTCCGTCATCAAGGCGCGGCTCAAGACCGCCGGTCGGGCAGAGGACACGCTGAGCAAGCTTTCTCCGGCGCTGGAGCTGGTGGCCCGGAAGTACGGGCTGGACGGCAAAGACCCGGAGGCGCTGGCAAAGGCCATTTCAGAGGACGATTCCCTGTATACAGAGAAGGCCGAGGAGATGGGCATGTCGGTGGCGGCGGTGAAGCAGATCGAGCAGCTGCAGCGGGACAACGCCCGATTGCAGGCCCAGAACGAGCAGACCGCCGCACAGCAGGCGTTCAACGCCCACATGGAGAACCTTCACCAGCAGGGCGAGGCGCTGAAAAAGACGTTTCCGTCCTTTGATCTGCTGGAGGAGCTGAAAAACCCCGTGTTTTCCCGCATGACCTCGCCCAACAGCGGTTTGAGCGTGGAGGACGCCTACTACGCCATCCACCGCAAGGAGATCCAGCAGGCCGCCATGCAGGCGGCAGCGCAGAAGACGGCGGAGCAGATGTCCAACGCCATCCGATCCGGTCAGGCCCGTCCCGTGGAGAACGGGACACAGGCACAGGCTCCCTCTGTGACCACATTTGACTATGCCCATGCTTCCCGTGAGCAGCGTGAGGCGCTGAAGCGCCAGATCAGGGAAGCTGCGGCCAGAGGGCAGAAGATCTATCCCGGCAAGTAAGCCGCGCTTCTCCCTCTGTGACGACGAGAGGAGAATTGTACATGAAAACTATCGCAACCAAGCTGATGGTCTTTGCCATCAATTTGCAGCTGTTTGCCGACGCGGGCACTGTGGTGAACGCCACCGGCAACTATGTGAACGCCTATGACGGCACCACCACCGCCTTTTCCGGCGCCAACACGCTCAGCGGCGAGCTGAAAACCTTCTACGACACGGAGCTGCTGGAAAACGCCCGTGTGGAGCTGGTGTATGCGCAGTTTGCCAAGAAGCAGCCTCTGCCCAGAGGCCGGGGCAAGACCGTGGAATGGCGCAAGTGGAACACCTTCGCCCGTGCCGGTAAGCTGACCGAGGGCGTGATCCCCACCGGCCAGAAGTTCGGCATGAGCGTCAAGACCGCTTCCATCGACCAGTACGGCACCTTCGCCGCTGTGTCCGACCAGCTGGAGCTGCACGCCTATGACGACGTGATTTTGGGCGCTACCGAGGAGATGGGCGCATCTCTGGCGGAGACGCAGGAGGTGCTGATCCGCGACGCACTGCTGACCAACACCAACGTGCTGTACTGCGACAATGTGACCGAGGACGGCACCTTCGTGTCCACCCCCACCTCCTGCGCCACCATGGCGGCGGGCGGCACCACCGGCAGCAGCGACAGCGCCACCCCCAACGGCTGGGCCAAGCTGACCCCCGACATGGTGGCCAAGGCCGTGACCAAGATGAAGAAGGATCGCGTGCCCATGATCCACGGCAAGTACGCGATGGTGATCCACCCCAGCGTGGCCTATGACCTGCGCAAGAGCAAGGACTGGGTGGAGGCCCACAAGTACGCCGCCACCACGGAGCTGTTCAACGGCGAGATCGGTGAGCTGCACGGCATGCGCTTCATCGAGGACGTGTTTGCCCCGGTGCTGACCGGCAGCAGCTACAAGAATAAGGCCAACGGCGCTACCTACGCCTGCTACGCCTTCGGCAAGGATTCCTTCGGTATCATCGATCCCGACGGCGGCGGCGCGGAGATGATCGTTCACGACAAGAGCGAGATCGGCGGCCCGCTGAACCAGTTCAGCACCATCGGCTACAAGTTCGAGACCAACGGCGCCACGATGCTGTACCCCGAGCGCATGCTGCGCGTGATGGCGGTGTCCAGCTACAGCGCCACCGATACGGCCAACTGACGACCCATGGGGGGCAGGGAAAGCCCTGCCCCTCTCATACTGTAAGGAGGACAACATGGCAGATAATAACGTGAATATGCAGAACCCTGACGGCGTGCAGGTCGACCCTGCCGCTTCCACCACCCAGTCAGAGGAGAAGAAAACCAGAAAGAAAGCCGCGCCTGTGGAGGAGGAGCGGGTGGAGGTATATATCCCCCGCGGACAGTCCAACGACGACCCCAACTTCTTTGTCAGCGTGAACGGCACCAATTACCTGCTGCCCAAGGGCAAGAAAAGCATGGTGCCCCCGTGTGTGGCGGCGGAGATTCGCCGGGCCTTTGAGGCACAGGAGATGCTGGAGCAGAAGAAGGAAGAACTGCTGGAGGCTGCAAAACAGCCCCAGTAACAACAGGACACAAGGAAGGGGAGCGGCGGCTCCCCTTTTTTCAAAGGAGGATATGACGATGACCATCAATGAAGCGGTGGAGCTGGTTGACCGCATGAAGCCCAACCAGTACGACCACGAGACAAAGGTGCGGTGGCTCAGTAAGCTGGACGGGATGATCTTCTGGGAGGTCATCGCCACCCACGAGGGCAGCACGCTGACGCAGTTCGACGGCTACGGGGAGGCCGACCCGGACACGGTGCTGCTGGTGCCGTATCCCTACGACGAGGATATCTACAACTATTTCCTGCAGTCCCAGATCGACAAGGAGAACGGGGAAATGGCCAAGTATAACCAGAGCGTGGTGCTGTACAACAATGCCTATCAGACGTTCTGGAACTGGTACAACCGGACGCATGTGCCGCTGCCTGCGGAAGCGGCCTTCCGGTTTTGAGAGGAGGGGCGCAGTATGCCGTATTTTCCCACCGTGGAGGAGACCAAGACCGCACAGCAGGTGACGGACGTGTTCCGGGGCTATCACCATGACCTGCGGATCGGGGACGGGGAATTCTACGAGATGCAGAATCTGACCTCCGACTACTACCCCATGCTGGCCAGCCGGAACCGGCGGGGCGTTCTGGACGCCACGCTGACCGCGCCGGGCGGCATGTTGGCAAAGGAGACGCTGGCCTATGTGGACAACGGGAAGCTCTACTACAACGGCTATGAGATCGTGGGCCTGCGGCTGACGGCGGGCGAAAAGCAGCTGGTGAGCATGGGTGCGTATCTGCTGATCTGGCCGGACAAGAAGTATCTCAACACCAAGGATATGAGCGACTTCGGCGACATGGAAAACACGGTGGCTGTTTCCTGCGCGGAATCCAATGTCCGGTATGATATCTGCGACGCGAACGGCGCCGTGATACAGGACATTGCTACCACGCAGCCGGAAGAGCCGGAGGGCGGCCAGTATTGGCTCGATACCACGCAGACGCCCCATTCTTTGCGGAGATATAGCGTTTCCTCCGCGACATGGGCCACGGTTCCCACGGTATATGTCCGCATACAGGCGACAGGTATCGGCATGGGGTTCAAGCAGTATGACGGCGTGAAGCTTTCCGGGATTGCCTATCCCGGCGAGAGCGCGGCTGTAAAGGAGCAGTATGACGCGCTCAACAGCACAAAGGCCATCTATGCCGTTGATCCGGAGAACAACTACATCGTGGTGGTGGGCCTTGTTGACGTGGCGGTGACGCAGACCACAGGCACTGTGACGGTCTCACGCAGCGTACCGGATATGGACTATGTGTGTGAGAGCCAGAACCGGGTGTGGGGCTGCAAGTACGGCATGGTGGACGGCAAGGCCGTGAATGAGCTGTACTGCTGCGCACTGGGCGATTTCAAGAACTGGAACCGATTTCTGGGCATCGCCACCGACGCGTGGGCCGCATCCGTGGGTTCGGACGGCGCGTGGACAGGTGCGGCCAACTATCTGGGCTACCCCACGTTCTTCAAAGAGAATGTGATCCACCGGATCGCTATCAGCTCTGCGGGCGCCCATCAGATGACAGAAACGGTGGGACGCGGCGTACAGAACGGCAGCGGCAAAAGCCTGTGCGTGGTGAACGAGGTGCTGTATTACAAGGCCCGTGAGGGCGTATGCGCCTATGACGGGAGCTTCCCCTCCGCTGTGGGAGAGGCGCTGGGAGATGTGCGCTATCACAATGCCGTGGGCGGCGGGTGCGGCGGAAAGTACTACCTGTCCATGCGGGATGGGGCCAACGCGTGGCACATGTTCTGCTACGACACGGCAAAGGGCCTGTGGCACAGAGAGGACGATCTGCATGCGCTGTGCTTTACCCAGATGGACGGGGAGCTGTACGCCATCGACGCGGAGACAAAGCAGCTGCTTGCCCTGCATGGCAGTCAGGGTACGCCGGAGACGGCGGTGAAGTGGGCGGCGGAGACGGGCCTGATCGGATATACAACGGTGGAGCAGAAGTATGTGAGCCGGTTCAACCTGCGGATGCTGCTGCCGCGAGGGTCAAGGGCGGATATGTATATCCAGTACGATTCGGACGGCGTGTGGCATCACTGCGGCCACATGGAGGGCGTGGGCACAAAGAGCTTTCTGCTGCCAGTGCGGCCCCGGCGCTGCGACCACTTCCGGCTGAGGATAGAGGGCGAGGGCGAGGTTCGGGTATACTCATTTGCAAAGATACTGGAAACGGGGAGTGACGCATAATGGTGAATCTGTCCACACCGCCCATGGTGGCGGGGAAGTCCGCCGAGGAGCTGGTTTCTGTGCGGCGCTACCTGTTCAGGCTTGTGGAGGAGTTAAACATGAGCCTGAACAGCCTGACAGTGGAGAATTTTACCCCCGCTGCCGCCAAGGAATTTGGCGGGGGTTCCCTCACAGAGCAGGCGAAGCAGGAGATCAGCCAGACGCAGGACGAGCTGAAAAGCCTGATTATCAAGAACGCCAAGTTCGTGCGCCAAGAGATCGACAGGATCACCCACGAACTTGAGAGCAACTATGTGGCCGTCAGCGACTTCGGAACCTTCCAGCAGAATGTACAAGCGGAGATCACAGAGACGGCAGAAGCGCTCCAAAGAGACATAACGGCCACCAGTGAGATCGTTGACCACTACATTTCCACGACAAACGGCTATATCCGGCAGGGTATTGTGGGGTATGACGGCCTTACGCCCCTGATCGGTATTGCCATCGGGCAGGACATTACGGTGACGGGACTGAAAGAGACCGTCAACGGTGTGGAATATGACATCATCGACAAGTCGCACAACATGTCCATCTGGACGACGCAGAAGCTGTCTTTCTACGTCAACGGCAACGAGGTGGCCTACTTCGCCAACAATGCGCTGACGGCAAGCAGAATGTCGGCCGGAAGTCTGGAGGTGGCGGGGAACTGGGCTATTGACGGAAGTAACGGCCTTGCATTTAAGTGGATCGGAGGTGGGACGTAATGGCGTCAACAGTTTGGGGGACTGAGCCTCCCATCACCATCAGCGTATCGGATGATATTTCCAGATTATCGTCTGACAGCGAATACTACTCAGGGACTGTGACGGTTTCCGGCTCCTTTGGACAGGCTCCCGACCACACATGGACATATGAATACTGGATCGAAGTAACGGTAAACGGTACGACGAAGCTGCTGAAGAACAACACCACAGGCTCTATCCGATGGTCGAACTCGATATCTTTCCCGATATCCGGGGCGACAACGGCAAGCAGCATTTATCTTTCCATCAATGTACATCCGCAAGGCGGCAGCAGAGGCGACCTGGATATGTCCTACCGGACGAGCATCGGCACATATGTCCCGCCTGCTACAGAGCCTGCGTCTGTCCCCACGCTTTCGGCGGCGTCCACCAAGCTGGGCACGGGCGTTATCATCTACACCAACAGGAAGAATACGAGCTACAGGCATACGCTTACCTATGCGTGTAACGGCGAGACGGGAACAATTGCAACAAATGTGACCTCGAACTATACATGGACGCCGCCGACAAGTCTTATTGATAAGGTCACATCGGCGGGCACACCGTGCGCGATCACCTGCACGACCTACTATAACGGCAATGAAAGAGGAGCAAATATCGTCTCGCTGATCCTGTACCCGCCAGACGATGCGCTGCCTGAGGTGGAAAGCGGCTGGTACACGGTGGTGAGAGAGAATGTGCCTGCCGCTGCTGGAATTGAGGACTGGATAAAGGGCTTTTCCAAGGCCGTTGTCACATTTGACGCGTCCAAGGTATCTCCGAAATACGGATCTTCGGTAAGCGGGTTTTCTGTGACCTACGGCGGCTTTACAACGGCGGCGGTGGATAATGCGGCCAAGACGGGAATCCTCTCCGCTACGTCTGCCGTTATCATTGTGAGAGTAACAGACAGCAGAGGGTTCAGCACGACCGAAAACCACACGATCACTTTGCTGGACTACGCGCCGCCCACGATCACGGACATTTCCGTTTTCCGCAGCGACAGCCAGATGCAGCCCAAAAATGACGGCAGATACCTGTGCGCAAAAGGCACGATCAACTACACGGGGCTTAATGGCAAGAACAGCGCGGAGCTGAAAGGCGCATATAAGCAGTCCGGTGCTTCCTCCTATGGCGCGGACGTTTCCATGCAGGGCGGCATACCGAAACTGGTCAACAGCACGGAGGTAAACGATGATAAGAGCTACATCGTCAGGCTGAAGGTAACGGACGCCCTTGGTACGGAGACGGTATACGAGCAGATGGTTCCCACCAAATCCGTGGCTTTCCACCTGAAAGCGGGAGGAACGGGCGCTGCTTTCGGGCAGATTGCTGAGTATGATGATGTGCTGGCAGTGTGGTGGGATATCCACGCGAACGGAAATGTGCAGATACGCGGCAATGTTTCGGCGGGCAACCTGAAAGATGTTGTGATCGAGCAGGGCGAAAGCGGCAGCTGGACATACCGCAAGTGGGCAAGCGGGATCTCGGAAGCATGGTGGCACTCCGGCAGTTTAGGGGCTGTTTCTCTGGAAGAGGTGGAGGACGGCGTGTTCAGTGCGGACAATATCAAAGACGCTTCTGTGGATCTGCCGGATGGCGTTTTTGCCGCTGCGCCGGTCTGCTGTACCGCCAATGCCCTGACCAACACTTACGCGAACGCGCAGGCATGCGCTGTCACCGCTGCCGCCGTGAACTACCGTGTGTGGCAAAGCTACGGCGGCAGCGTGATAATCAACGATGTTCACATCCATTGCATCGGCAAATGGAAAAATTCCGAAGAAGGAGAATGATGACCAATGGCGACATATAACAAGCTTTCCATCGGCTCCAGCGGCGAGGAGGTGCGCAAGCTCCAGAACGCGCTGATGAGCGCGGGCTATGACGTGGGCAGCAGCGGCGCGGACGGCAAGTTCGGCCCGTCCACCAGCGCCGCCGTGAAGAAATATCAGAAGGACATGGGGCTTTCCGTTGACGGTGTTGCCGGGAAAAACACGCAGGGGGCGCTGTATGGGAACAGCGGCAATACCACCGGGAAAAGTACGGTGCCCAGCAGCACAGGCACGGTGCGGCCGACAACGCGCACCACCACGTCCAAAACCCCGACGCTTACCTATGACGCGGCGGGGGATCAGGCGTATCAGGAGGCATTGAAGGCGCTGCTGGAGGCCCAGAAGAACGCCCCCACCTACGCCAACAGCTACGAGGATCAGCTGAAAGACCTGTATGACCGGATCGTGAACCGGGACAAGTTCCGGTATGACATCAATCAGGACGAGCTATACCAGCAGTATGCCAAGCAGTACGCCGAAAAGGGCCGGATGGCCATGATGGACACCATGGGGCAGGCGGCGGCGCTGACGGGCGGCTATGCCAGCACCTACGGGCAGGCGGTGGGCCAGCAGCAGTACGACGCCTATTTGCAGCAGCTGAATGATGTGGTGCCGGAGCTGTACCAGATGGCCTATCAGCAGTATCAGGACGAGGGCGACCGGATGCAGCAGCAGTACGGCATGCTGGGTGATCTGGCAGACGATGAGTACAGCAAGTACCGGGACGCCTACAACCAGTGGCTGACGGAACGTGACTATGCCCAGGGCAACGCGGACACCGCCTATGACCGGGGGTATAACCAGTGGCTCCAGCAGTGGAACCAGTTCAACACGGACAGAAATTACCAGCTGGAGAAGGAGAATGCCGACCGGCAGTATCAATTGCAGCTGGAGCAGTTCCGGTGGCAGCAGGAGCAGGCGGCACAGGCGCAGGCGGCTGCGGCGGCAAAGAGCAGCGGCGGAGGGAGCTCCAGCGGCAAGAGTAGCGGAAAGAGCAGCAATACCACGTCGGGAAGCTATAACTTCGGCGAGTTGATGGATGCGTTTGCTTCCGGCATGTCAAAAGCGCAGGTAGAGGCTGTTTTGAGGAGTCGCGGTGTTGATGTTACCAAGGATACCGTTCAGGCGGATATCCGGAAAGCGCTGAGTAAGTAAGGAGGAAACGCCCATGTCTATGATGGATGAATACAAGGCGCTGCAAAAAAACAAGAAAAAATCCATTCTGGAGGAGCATATCGAGAAAAACGGCGCTTCCGGCTTGAACGAGGCATATGTGCAGTATGCCACGTCGCCGGACAGAGCCGAGATCGACGCACGGAACAGAGCGGCGCGGACGGTTTCCACCCCCGCCGCCCCGTCCGCCGAGACACCGAAGAAAACGGGACGGCGGATCATGTCTCCAGGCGGTACGTTTCTGGGCGGATTCTCCTTTGCGGGGGATCGGCAGAAAACCGCCAAGGAACTGGCAGACGAAAAGGCCCAGCAGGAGGCGTATCTCCAGGAGTACCGGCGGCTGGCAGGGCTTGATCTGGACGATTACCGCACAGAGGTGGAACAGGCTGGAAAAAAGGCACAGGAGAGCAAGGAGCCTTATAATATTCACGCTTTTGGCGCTTACAATCCCCAAAAGTCGGAGGCAGAGCGTACTTACGCCGCGATGAAGGCCGACCTGAACAAAGCCGAGAGTATCCAGTATGATATCAAGGGCCGCGAGGCGCTGGACAATCTGACGGAGGATCAGACCGCCGCGCTGGAGGTGCTGACGGACACAGCGGGCGTTCCTGCCGCTTCTGCACATACCGCCGCCGCGCGGAAACAGGCCGCGCGGGATACGCTGTTGGCATCTGGATTCTCGGAGGATGAGCTTTCGCAGCTGGTGAATTACTATCGCAATATCCCCAAGCGGGAGAAGAACGCAGAGCGGTACGCCAAGGTACAGGAGATGGCGCGGAATGAGGGCGAGAAGTCGCCTATTGGCGGCACGTTGCTGTCCGTCCCTGCCAACCTTCTGAGCGGCATTGGCACGGTATACACGGCGGTGGAAAAGCTTCGGAATCCCGATACCCCGGCGGACTACCATTCCCCGGCCATGCTGCCCTATGCCTACGCCAGCGGTGTGCGGGGCGAGGTGACGAAAAATCTCCAGTATGACCACGGCGACGCGGCGGCGTTTGCATATGGTGTGGGTACGTCCATGCTGGACAGCGCGGCCACGGCGGCGCTGGCGGCGCTGGGCGTTCCGCCTGCTGCCGCTTCGGCCACGCTGGGCGGCGCGGCGGCCACCGACGCGATGGTGGCGGCAAAGGATCGCGGACTGGACGACAGCCACGCCATTGTCACCGGTGTGGCGGCGGGCGTGATGGAAAGCTTCTTTGAGAAGGTAAGTCTGGAAAGCCTGATCCACATGAAGCTGCCCACGGGCACGGCAAAGCAGAAGCTGGCCGGAATGCTGAAAAATGCCGCCATTCAGGGCGGTATCGAGGGCAGCGAGGAGATGTTCACCGACCTTGCCAATTTGTGGTGGGATAAGGTGATCAACGGTGACATGGCCGACGTGGAGCAGCGGATCAATGCCTACATGGCAGGCGGCATGAGCCATCAGGAAGCACAGCAGAAGGTCGTGGGCGAGACGATCAAGGACATTGCGCTGGACTTCGGCGCCGGTGCGCTGGCCGGTGGCATTATGGGCGGCGGCAACATGGCGGTACAGACCGCCGTGCAGCACAGCAATGAGCTGACAGCGGAGCGGTATCGCCAGTTCTTGCAGGAGGCCGGGGTGCAGCTGGATGACCGGCAAAGCGCGGAGGACACGGCCTTGACAGAGGCTTCCGACAAGTACGGGGCGCAGGCGGAGGTGTTCCGCAGCACCTATGCCGAGGGGCAGGACGTGGCGCTGTATGATTCGGCGTACCGGATCGCCTATGAGTACGGCAAGGCGGGAGCCAAGGAAGAGGCCGTGATGCAGCAGGAGGATCTGAGCTATCTCAGCGAGACCCAGCGGAAGATCGCCTATATCGCAGGCCGGGAGGCTGCGGCGTGGCAGAACGGGCTAGGCGAGAACGGCGGCAAGGCGTGGGCCGAGGTGCAGAACGCCGACGTGGAGAGCAAGGGCAAGCTGCAAGCGGGTTTTACCGTTCTCTATCAGGCGGGCCTGCGGCGGGAATCTGCTGCCAACGTGAAGAGCGAGGCGGCCAGCGCACTGCCCCAGAGCGTGCAGACGGCGGCCTATGAGGCGGGCCTTTCCGACGCGGCGGCCAGTCTTGCCCGTGAAAAGGCGGGGCTGGACTTCGTGAGCAGCGCAGGCAGCGAAAGCGGCCTTGTGGATAACGAACATTCCCGGAAGATGGCCAAAGAGCAGGCCGGTACGGCGGCGCTGCTGAACACGCTGGGCAAGAATCTGGGCGTGCGTATCGAGATGGTGGACACGATCTCCGGCGGCAAGGCCAACGGCGTGTACATTTCCAGCCGCAACCTCATTCAGATCGCCGCTGACGCGGACAACGCTTTCGGCTTTGTGGCGGCCCATGAGGTGACACACCGCATGCAGGAGCTGGCACCGGAGGAGTACCGCGCCTACCGTGACCATGCCATGAGCTACCGCGCACGGGAATCCGGCGAGGAGGGCGCGGCGGCGTATGTGGAGCGGTATCGGGCTATGGCCGAGGAAGCGGGCGTGAAGCTGACGCAGGAGGAGGCCATGGACGAGATCACCGCCGACTTCACCCGCGACATGATGGAAAACGGCAATCTATTTGAGGACTTCGCCAAGGAGAACCGCAGCGGGGCCAAGAAACTGCTGGACGCCCTGAAAGCCTTTATCGCAAAGGTGAAGTCTCTGTTCCGCAGCAAGACGGCGCAGGACAGGGCGGCACAGGACGCCTACGGCAAGAGCATGGCCGAACTGGAGCAGTGCGCGGCACTGTGGCAGAAAGCCTATGACGCGGCGGGAAAACAGGCGCAGAGGACAAAAACCGCCGCCCGTGAGGGCGACGGTGAGGGACGGTATCAGATCAAGAATATCGGCGGACGGCTCATGACCGTTATCGACACCCAGAATGATACACGAGACTTTAAGGCAGCAGAGGCATATTTGAAAACGCTGGTGAATAGTGACCATCCGTTTTCCACGATCCTGATGGATGCACAGCCCGTATATGTCGGCAAGGATTTGCCGGGAGAATATCGCAGTTCTGAATACTCAAAGAAATTGCGAAAGGCTATGCGTGAAGTGAAAATGCAGACGGCCACCAATCTGGATGAGATGCTGCTGCTGGCCGAGAACGGAGAGTGGCGGGAAAATGTGAAGCCGAAGCATGCCAAGGACGCCATGAACGGCTGGTATCGGTATGATACGGAGTTTGCGATGCCAATCCTGAACGCAAAAAAAGCCGTAGACCATTATACCGTCTACGGCGGAACGCTGCTGATCCGCAATGACGCGGACGGAAAGTCTTATCTCTACGACCTGCTGGATATAGAAAAAAAGAAGGTAATCAGCGCCGCCTCCTTCTCTGCGGAAACGCATTCGGAGGTATTCGCGCCAAAACCTTCTGCTGATAGTATATCCACTTCTGGCGAAAAAGTCAACGGGAAGTTTTCCCTGAAAGCCTATTCGGATGTTGAGAAAAAGCAGCATGTCAAGGACGCAAAAGCATTTTTCGGCAGAACATACAAGTGGGCTGAGACGGGGTACATCACCACAGACGGTGCGCGGCTGGACTTCTCCGGAAAACACGAGGGCGGCCCCGGCGGCTACCGCACCGTGGATCACCGCGACATTCGTGACGCGCTGGGCGACGACTACGGCGGGGACGATTACAGCGGCGCAATGGTGCAGTTCATGGGCGAGGGCAATATCCGTATCAGCCCGGAAAGCGGCGGTATCAACCTGTCTGTTATGCCCACAAAGGCACAGATGGACACTCTGTCCGATTTCATCAGCAAGGAACGCGGCGAGGTCGTTCTTGATCTGGACGATACGAATGGCGTCACCCTGTCCAGCACGGAATATCCCAGAGGTACCCACAGCAGCAAGGTGCTGAACGATATCAAGGCTTTCTTTGAGACGGGCGCTGTGCCGCAGGTGTCGGAGCTGGGCAGGTTCCGGTATCAGCTGAAGAATTTCAGCGAACAGGCGGTTTCTACGGCGCTATACGATGCGTTGAGCGAAAAGGCCACCCGCCAGAACCAGCTGATCCCCGTCAGCGTTATGCCGCGCTATATCAGTGAGAAACTGGGAATCGGTGGCGACATTTATATCCAGCGTGACCACGCCTATGAAAACATGGTCAGCAAGGAGCAGGCCATTCAGGATGGCCGCCCGACGCAGCGCAAGGGCGAGAATGTCCATTTCCATGATTTGGGTGTGGAGAAAATGACGCGGGCCATTATGAGCATCAACGAGCCGACCATGACCATTTCCACAAAGACAAAAGACGGAAATCCGGCGGTCATTATGATGCTGCCGGAATATGGAAACAACAATGCACCGCTGTATGCCGTGCTGAGTTTCTATTCCCGAAAAACGATCTCCCCCGAAAACCGAGAAACACGGCCGCACGTTGTCCTGACCATCGCAGAGCGGAATTTCTTTGAAGAAGGCGGCCGATATGGCTGGGCCGATGTGATTAAGCGCGCCATCAACGAGGGAACGGTTATTGACTTCAACAAAAAAGAGAGAAGCAGCCTGTCAGAGGTAGCCCAGTCAGTAGGACTGGGGGACATAACAGATGCATCCCTCAAGAAGAATTTAGCACAGTTCCAGAAGGAAGTCAAGCAATTCAGAGAAAGTAACAATATTCGCTATCAGCTGAAATCCGCCACGGAGCTGGAGCAGGAAGTGCGGGAGCTGACCAAATACGCCGCATACCGGCAGCGCGGCACGACTGACCGGGAAATCCTGCTGTCGGCGGCGGAGGGGTCTGCCAAAACCGAATGGGAGCGCAAGCGCCTTGCCGAGTACCGGGACGCGGTGGGACGGCTGGAGGGCTATGAAGCCCGCCTGTCGGCCAACCGGGCGGAACTGACGGGACTTTCCCTCGCTGATGGGAAGAAAAACGCCAAGCGGATTTCGTATCTGGAGGACGAGATCACCAAGGACACCAACCGCGTGGCCATTGTGGAAAACAAGCTGAAAGACCTTGAAGGCAACCGCAGCCTGCAAGAGCTGCTGGGGCGGGAACGGGCCATGCTCCAGCAGCAGGAGCGCACCTATCTGGGCAAGGTGGAGGAGCTTCTGGGCGGATATCGCGGTCTGTACGGCACGATGCGCAAGGGCGAAAAGGCGGCGCGGGATATTCAGCTGCCCAAGAAGAGCAGCGAGGACGAAAAAATCTCCCAGACGGTGCGGACGGTACTGGAGGCCAAGGCCACGCCGGAGGAGATGGTGCCGGATATCGAGACGCTGGCGCTGGAGGGCAAGTACTCCTATGAGGTGTATTCCGACAAGGCGGCCATTGCCGACGCCAGCCGCACGATCAAGCGTGTGGGCTGGGCGCAGGCGCTGACTGACTGGAAGTCGGCCATGAAAGCCGGCAACGTGTCCAAGAAGAACACGGCCATGGGCTGGGCGCTCTATAACAACGCGGCCAACAGCGGCGACACGGAGACGGCGCTGGACGTGCTTTCCGACATGGTGCAGCACCAGCGGAGCGCGGCGCAGGCTTTGCAGGCCACCCGGATTCTGAAGCAGCTGTCGCCGGAGACGCAGCTTTATCAGGCACAGCGCAGCATTGCGAACCTGCAAACACAGTTGAACGAGGAATACGGCGACGACAAGGCCCCGAAGCTGAAGATCGACCAGACGCTGGCGGAGCAGTTCATGAAAGCCGCCGATCAGGCGGAGCGGGACGCGGTGCTGGCAAACATCTACCGGGATATCGGCAAGCAGATGCCCTCCCGCTTCAAGGACAAATGGAACGCATGGCGGTATCTGGCCATGCTGGGCAATGTCCGCACCCATGTACGGAACGTGGTGGGCAACGCCGGATTTGTTCCGGTGGTGGCAGCCAAGAACGCAGTTGCCACGGGAATTGAAAAGGCGGTATACCGACTGTCCGGCGGGAAGATGCAGCGCAGCAAGGAATTTGTGACCGGCAAGGGCGGCAAGGCGCTGCTGGAGGCGGCGGCGCAGGATTACGCCAAGGTGGCGGACGTGGCTATGGGCGGCGGCAAGTACAGTGATTTTGCCAACGCCAACAAGTATATTGAAGAGGGGCGGGTGATCTTCCGAACCAAGCCCCTTGAGGCGGCGCGGAAGGCCAACAGCAGGGCGCTGGACAAGGAGGACGCATGGTTCTCCAAGCCCCACTACGCCTACGCCATGGCCCAGTACTGCAAGGCCAACGGCATCACGGCGGAGATGATCGCCAAGGGCGGCGACAAGGTGGTAAAGGCGCGGGAATACGCCATCAAGGAAGCGCAGAAAGCCACCTACCGGGACACCAACGCCTTTTCGCAGGCTATCAGCGAACTGGGCCGCATGGGCCGGAACAGCAAAAACGGCGCGAAGCGGACGATCGCCACGGTGATGGAGGGTATTCTGCCGTTCCGCAAGACACCGGCCAACATTCTGGCGCGGGGCGTGGAGTACAGTCCCATCGGAATTATCCGCGGCATGTACCAAGCTACAGTAGGCGTGAAGAAAGGCACCGCAACAGCGGCGGAGGCTATCGATTCTATTTCGGCTGGCCTGACGGGTTCGGGACTGCTGATGCTGGGCTTTTTCATGGCGGCACAGGGTGTTGTGCGGGGCCACGGCGACGACGATGATAAGGAAAACGACTTCATGGAGCTGGCGGGGCATCAGGCGTATGCACTGGAGCTGCCCAATGGCACCAGCGTGACGCTGGACTGGCTGGCCCCGGAGTGTTTGCCGTTCTTTGTGGGGGTAAACCTGTGTGAACTGTCGGGCGGAAATCCGGAACTGACCACGATGGCGGACTGGCTGACGGCGATGTCACAGGTGTCGGAGCCGATGCTGGAAATGAGCTGCCTGCAAAGTCTGAACGATGTGTTCGATTCTGTGGGGTATGCCAGCAGCAACGGACTGCCGGGGCTGCCCACGGCACTGGTTAACGCAGCCGCCAGCTATGTATCACAGGGCATTCCCACCATTCTGGGGCAGGCGGAGCGCACGGGCGAGGGGCTGCGGTACACCACGTTCACCAGCAAGAACTCCAAGCTGACCAACAACGTGCAGTATGCGCTGGGACGGGCCAGCGCCAAGATCCCCATCTGGGATTACAGCCAGATCCCCTATATCGACGCATGGGGCCGGACAGAGAGTACGGGCGAAGTAGGAACGCGGGCCTTTAACAACTTCCTGAACCCGGCCTACACCTCCACGGTGGACATGAGCGCGATGGAGGAAGAACTGCTGCGGCTTTATGAGGTCACGGGGGAGAATGTATTCCCCTCGCGGGCAAAAAAATACTTCAATGCAGACAATCAGGAGATCAACCTGACAGGTGAGCAATATGTGACATACGCCCAGAAGAAGGGCGGCGAGGCGTACAAGTGGCTGACGGAGCTGACGCAGAGCGCGGCCTACCGCAATATGAGCAATGAGGAGAAGGTGGAGTGCATCGACTACATCTATAAGGCGGCCAACGAGGTGGCAAAGGCCAAAGTGGTCAGCAGCTACGAGCCGACCAAGTGGGTGAAGGAGGCCCTGAAGGGCGGCGGTGTCGTAAACGCGGCGATTGCCAAGGTGAAAGAGAAATAGGCATTGACAAGAGCAAAGCGGCGGTGGGATAGAGTTTCCACCGCCGCTTCTGTTATGCTCTTTATAAAAAGGGAGGGATGGACATGAGCAATCTGCCCAACGCGGAGCAAAGCCCCCGCGTGGTAAACGGTGTAATCAAATGGTACGAGGGCGATACCTTCACCATGGATCTGGGTCTTGGACTGACGGATCAGGACGGGGAAGCGGTGACGCTGAATGCAGCGGACACGGTAAAGGTGACGTTTCGGGATAAAGGGGAGAACGAGGTGAAGGAATTTTCTTTTACCAACGTCAGCAAGGCCACGGTGACGCTGGACTTTAACGCGGCGGTGACGGCACTGTTCCCCAAAGGCAGGTACACCTATGACGTGGATGTTACCCATGGGTATCGCACGACGATTGCCCACAGCAATAAGGTGGTGGTGGAATGAGGCTCGATATTCAGGCGGTTTTAAGCCCGCAGTTCAAGGCACGGCTGAACGGCACGATCTCGCGGGGGCTTCAGGTGGTGGATATCAACGAGGACACCGGTCATCTGATCCTGACACTGACGGATGGCCAGACGGTGGATTTGGGCAAGGTGGTCGGCGATACCGGCCCGCAAGGCCCCAAGGGTGACACAGGCGCAACAGGCCCGCGCGGCCCCGCAGGAGCGCAGGGCGCGAAAGGTGACACGGGCGCACAGGGGCCGAAAGGCGATACCGGCCCCGCAGGTGAAAAAGGTGAGAAGGGCGACGCCTTTACTTACGCAGACTTTACGGTGGCGCAGCTGGCGGCGCTGAAAGGTGAAAAAGGCGACAAGGGAGCACAGGGCGAACAAGGCCCGGCAGGCCCCAAGGGGGAGACCGGAGCGCAAGGCCCCACAGGGCCCAAGGGCGATACTGGCGCTCCGGGCGACAGCTACACGGTAAAGGGACTGTATGCCACGCTGGCGGCTTTGCAGACAGCCCACCCTACAGGAAGCGCCGGTGACGCGTGGTTCGTTGGTACGGCGGACAGCAACACCGTGTATCAGTGGGATGTGGACAAGGCGGCGTGGGTGAACGTGGGTGCGCTGAAAGGCCCCAAGGGCGATACCGGCCCTGCCGGTGCAAAGGGCGATACCGGCGCACAGGGGCCGCAGGGTGATACCGGCCCTGCTGGCCCGCAAGGGCCGCAAGGCGAGAAAGGCCCACAGGGCAGCCAAGGCGCACGGGGTGCGGCGGGTATAGTCGTCAGCACTACGGAGCCGACGGACGAAAGCCATCCGGTGTGGGTGAACCCGGAGGGGGAAAACACGCCGCTGCCCGGTGACAGCAGGTTTGAGCTGATCGAGACGATTACAATAGCGGAGGACACGAATATTATCGAGCGGACGGCGGAGCCGGACGGCACCGCCTATAATTTCCACAGTATGGCGCTTCGGGTAACGTTTCCCACAAGTAAGGCAGAATCGAGTGTAACAAATTTCCGTGTCAGCATGTTCGTAGATAAAACGAACACAACCGAGCCAATTGACGCGTTCCGCACATTTAAACTCAACCAGTACACAAATATTTTGACTGTACTGACAGAGAGCCATTATGGACTGTACGTCACACAAATGTCAGATGTAACGTCGAATCGTGGGCATTTGGGTGGTTTTCCCACGATTATTTCGTCTGATTACCGTTTTGGCACCGGCATATGGAAGCTGGCAATCCAGACAACGCTAAGCAACGACCTCTACGCCGGTACGGTTGTTGAAATCTACGGTGTGCGGCAGTGAAAGGAGGATAAAAGCATGAATCCATGGTGGTTACTGTTAATTATTCCGGTATCGGCAATGACAGGGTTTGTCTTTGCTGCAATCCTGACGGTAGGAAAATGGAGTGAGGAGGGCAGTGAATGACAATACCGATTGTAAATGTCTGGGATGACGACCAACAGAAATATGTGCCGATCCGGGCGATAATCGGCCCGCGCGGGGAGAAAGGCCCCAAGGGAGATACCGGCCCCGCTGGCGCGAAGGGTGATACCGGCGCACAAGGCCCACAGGGGCCACAAGGAGAGACTGGCCCCCAAGGCCCGAAGGGCGACACCGGCCCTGCCGGAGCCGACGGCGCTCCCGGCGCGAAGGGCGACACGGGCCCGCAAGGCCCCAAGGGCAACCCCGGCGAAAAGGGCGACGCCTTTACCTACGCGGACTTCACGGCGGCGCAGCTGGCGGCGCTGAAGGGCGAGAAGGGCGACAAGGGTGACACCGGCCCCCAAGGCCCCAAGGGCGACGGGGTGGAGGTGTCCGGCAGCAAGGGTCAGTATCTGGGCTTCACCGGCACCGACACGCTGGGCGCGGTGAGCCTGCCCAGCGCCAGCACCGGCAGCAAGGGCATCACTTATCTGGTGGACAGCTACGAGCGCATCGACACCGACAAGGCCGTCACCCCCAAGGCGCTGAACAATGTCTACAAGCTGGTGAAGGACAAGGCCGACAAGTCTGTGTCAAAAGCCGCCACGCTGACGGCGGCGGGGTGGAGCAATGGCGTGCAGACGCTGGCCGTCTCTGGTGTGACAGCATCGGCCAACGGCAGCCTGCGCATCGCCCAGAGCGCCACCGACGAGCAGTTCGCCGCGTGGGGCGCGGCGCAGCCCCGTGTGACGGCGCAGGCGGCGGGTTCGCTGACGGTCAAGGCGGCGGGCGCTGTGCCCGCGGTCGATATTCCGGTGGAGGTGGTGATGGTATGATCCAGACAGAGGGTATTTTTGTGGGCGGCGGCGCCATTTCCGCGCCCATCATTGGCAAGGATTTCAACTGGACAGGTGGAGACGGCACGTATCAGGTCATCGACGACGACGGCGGAGACTGGCGTATTAAGTTTCCGTACAGCGGCACGTTCACGCCGTTGAAGAACATGGTGATCGATGCATTCTTGGTAGGTGCTGGCGGTGGGAAGGGCTATACTCGTTGCGGTGGAGGCGGCGCGGGCTACACCACCACGGTGCGGTCTATCGTGCTGGCGGCCAACACCTCTTATTCCATTGTGGTAGGTGCGGCGGGTACAAACGGTCGCTCCTCTGGTTCAGACGGCACAAATGGCGGCACAACTTCGGCATTCAGCGCAGTGGCGGCGGGAGGAAAAGGCTCTACAACCGGTAAAGGAACGCAGGGCATTGGCCTTTCCGGAAGTGGTGGTTCTGGTGGCGGCGGCTATAATATCAGCGGAGTTCATGCCCAGAGGAGTGCCGCTGATGGTGGCACGGACGGCACGGATGGCACTACCATCACCAGTGCGGGCGGCACGGGCCAGGGAACCACCACTCGTGAGTTCGGCGAGGCGGACGGTGAGCTCTACGCTTCCGGCGGCGGCGACAACCTGACCGCCACCGTGCCCAACTCCGGCAACGGCGGCGCTTACGGTATCGCTCCGGCGGACGGCATTGTGGTCATCCGGCAGCACAAGGAGGTGGCGGCATGAGATACGCGATCGTGACAGGCGGCGCGGTGACCAACGTCATTGTTCTGCGAGAGACCAACGCCGGGGATTTCCCCGGTGCGGTGGCGCTCCATGACCGCCCGGTGGGCATTGGAGACACGTATAGTGAAGGTAAGTTCTGGCGGGATGGCAAAGAGGTGCTGACCGCCCAGGAAGAAATTGAGCAGTACAAGGCGGCTTTGCAGACGCTGGGGGTGGTGACAGATGAGGACTGACATCATGGCGCAGGCCCAGGCCATTCGGGCCAGTATGGATGCCGCAGCGGTGGTGCTGACGGACGCACAGGCGGCGGCAGCGCCGCTGCTCTACCGCCCGTGGGACG